AGCGAGCCGCCGACCGTCTTCGGCAGAACGAGGTCCTTCGCGCTCGTCAGGCCGCTCAGGTACAGCGAGCCGCCGACCGTCTTCGGCAGAACGAGGTCCTTCGCGCTCGTCAGGCCGCTCAGGTACAGCGAGCCGCCGACCGTCTTCGGCAGAACGAGGTCCTTCGCGCTCGTCAGGCCGCTCAGGTCCAGCGAGCCGCCGACCGTCTTCGGCAGAACGAGGTCCTTCGCGCTCGTCAGGCCGCTCAGGTCCAGCCAGCCGCCGTATTCTTTTTCCGCCCCTAGCTCACGCAGGCAGAATGAAAAGAACGCAGCGAAAGACGGGAAGCGTGCACGGATCAGGTCGGCGCATTGCTCATTCGTCGCGCGGTCTTCGCCCGCAACTCTCGCCTCAATTTCTCCGGTCGGCAGGTAATGGCCTTCCCTCCAGATTCCTTTCGGCAAATGCCCCTCAGTGTTGCTGTGAGACGCCAGGTCCTTGACGAAAATCTGGTCCGTTCCTGGTTGGTGAAAAAAGCTGATAAATTTGCACATGGAATATCTCCTGGTTATTTTTTTCGCTGCGCCTCGACTTCCGCCATCAGCCGCACGACCTCGGCCTCCAGGTTCCCGTGCTCGTGGCTCAGTTGCTCGTACCGCTCCAGCCGCCTACGGATTTCCTCCCGCGCCGCGTCGCTGCCGTTGCTCGCGATCTCCATCAACTCGGCTATTGTTCCGGCCATCATAGCGCGGCCCCGATCACGCCGCAGACAGCCGCGGCCACGAAGAGCCAAAAAAGCCAATGGCGGAAAGTGTCCTTGCGCGCGTACTCCTCGCCCCAGGTGTATTGCTTGACGATCCATTTACGCGGGGCAATCATTTTTCGGACTCCGGTGGGCATGGGGTTAGTCCTCGTCTCTGTCGGCGTAGCGGCGCGCCGCATACTCTCGCTTGTCAAACCGCGTGCGTAGCTCGCGCTCCCATCGTTCCTCTTTCCGCCGCGTCGCTTTCAATCTCCGCTTCCGTCTGTCCTTCTCGGCTTCTCTGTCCACGGTGCATCTCCTCAAGCGTTTTCTGTGCCGCGTCCGCCGCAAAGCGGAAGATCTCCCGAACGCTCTTCCTGTACTTCCCCGGCATCACCGAGAACCGGTCCGCCCTCAACATGATCAGCTCCACTGTTCGGCGGCTTGGCTGCGGGCGTGTCGGCATTTGGCTTCCTTTTCTTCCGTGGCCTTTTCGGCGCCTTCGGATCAGTCACGCTTACGCTTGCGAGGTGCTTCTCCCGCGCGTCGCGCAACTTCCCCATTGAGTATTGGAACGCCTTCTGGTTCTTGGTAAGTTCCGCCAGCAGTGCTGAATCGAGGATCGCATCCATTTGCGTTTCGCGGACCGCCGCCAGTTGAGCGTCATATTCAGCCATCGCTGTCCGGTGCGCGCCAGCCGGATACCATTTCCGGCCGGTCATTTTCGTGGCCTTGCGATATGGTGCAATCCAGGGCATTCTTTTTTCCGCTATTAGTTGCCGCGTGATATTCAAAAAAAGGCCGCGGCTACGAGCGCGATTCAATTTCCGGTCGGACTGGAGAGTCAAGCCGTTCGCGCCGCCGCGGCCGAAATCAGGGCCACCTCAATCTGGAAACACTCTGGGCACATGCCATGGCTGCATTCGTCCGGTACGCATCCGGCCGGCATGGTCGCGGTCCAGGTTCCGAACACCTTGTGGCGTTGCGTCCGCCCGTTTTTCTCGCACCAGGCGCAGGGGAAAACGCGCCCCCCCGCCGCCTGTACGGAACCGGCGAGAACCGCGACTGGAGCGACGGGGGGGCAATCTTGGGCTGATGTTTTCATTGTGGTTCGCCGGTTCCATTAGTGTTCGCTAGGACAATACGGCACACGATAAAAATTGCAAGAGCTTTTTTATTTTTCGCGCGTGACCGTGCGCAAGCCGGCTATACGAAGTTGCAGGGGCAAGGCGAGGTCCAGACTGCCCGGGCAGGCAATCGGACTACCCCGCCCCCCGCGAGCGCGCCACGGGCAGGGAAAGGGCATCTCTGGCCACGGTGTCCAGTGCCGGTTCGGCCCAAAAAAACCCCTCCGATCTGGGAGGGGTCAGCCGCGCTTGGTGGGTTGCGCGAGCGCGCGGCCGGTAGGATCTACTCCCAATACCTCCCAAGCGCCACGCCAGTCCCCTGCGGCGTCGTGTAGCCACTGAGCGGAGCGCCGTCGCCGTTCGGCGTTCCGCTGTACCATCCGGCCCATGCTCCGATGGTCGGATACGACGGGTAATAGTATGGTCCCATGTAGGGTGTGCTCGCGTTAGGCGCTGTGTAGTACCCGTTCCCGCCGTCCCGTCCGGTGACGGTGAGCGTCCCCGGATAGATCGGTGCAACGGCCATGATGACCTCTGAGTAGGATGCGCCCCATTCCCCGTCGGATGGCCCGACCGGGGGGAAGGTGCTTCCCGTACCGTGCGCCAATGCTGCCGTCAGGGTCCCACCGTGATCCAGCGCTGTGATGGTGAGCGCTGTGCGCGTAAATCCAATCCATGAGTAACTCGCCCCATTTCCAGAGGTGAGGTTAACTGTTGCAGTTCCGCCGTCCGTGACCCCAACGGCGCACGTCGCCAGCGTCGTTCCGAAGAGTTCCAAAGATGGCCTATCGGGAACCGTAATTGACGCCTCTCCACCGTCTCCGGACACGACCGTAATATCGACTTCCCCACCGTTCCCGATTGCGCCGCTAAAGTCGCCTACAGCTTTAGACCATCCACCTGGAGACCCCCATCCGCCATCCCCGGAGGTCACGCTGATTGTGCCGGTCACGGCTCCATATAGCGGCATGGTGACGGTCGCAGTGGAAAACCCGCCAGCCGGAGGCGGAATTTGCGCTGGTCCGCCAAGCCCGCCTTCCCCGGATACCGCTGTGATGTCAACCGTTCCGCCATACACGAGCCCGGAACTGAGAGTCAGGAACGTGTCGGCATAGTGTCCGAGGGACCACGGGAAATCCGCGCCATCTGCCGAGGACGCATCAGCAACAAAATCGCAATCGGTCGCCGTCCCTATGGTGAGCACGACCGTCACATGTTGTACGTCCGAGCGCTTGCAGGTGAGGTCGATAGAACAGTAGTAGCACTCACCATCGAGGCAGGTGACGTTCACTTCTTCCGGGTCAAGATCAAACGGATCAGCTCCTATTGTCACGGTCGGGATATGGCAGTTGTAGAGGATGGATGCTTTCAGCCCCTTCACGATGGTTGTTGCTGTGTACTCTGGAGCGCAGCATACGCCATCCAGAATCCCGTTGGCAACGGAGAGCGAGGGGAATGTGGCCTTCGTTCCTTTCACATCGCGCTCCGTGAAGTCTTCGTTGTAACCGCCTCGAACGATGATTGCCGAGTCGGATGAAAAGGGCTTGGCCGCTGGAAAGTAAAAACCGTTGCTCGCCCACACCAGATCGGCGGATTGCGTGAAGGTCTGCGTCGGAACGGTGCCGGTGAGCGTGGCCGCTTCCGTGTCGGTGAAGTCAACGGTACTGGTCGGGTCAATGACGTTAAGCGCCCATTCGTCCGTTGAAGTGATAAAGTCGTACGGGATATTTTCATTGATGTGCCAAACCGCCATGCGGAAAGTCGTCGTCTCGGTTACCGTGATCGGCCCGGTGTAGAGCGTGTCTGCGCTCGCGCCCGTGCCATACCAGATTTTCAAATAGCGGGCGGTGGCAGCGGTTGCTTCGTCGATTGAAAGCGTTAATGTCCCGGCGTCTTTGTCCCATACGGCCCGCAGAGTGATATCGCCCAGGAACCACGGCAACCGGAAGTCCCGCGTGTAGTGGGTATCGTCAAGCCGCTTGCGCCGGAACCACACAATGCCAGGAGCGAAGTCGGCTTCTGCAATGGGCGCTTCGTAATCAACCCACGCATCATACGCCAGCGCCTTGCCCGTTCCCGTTCCCGCGCCGGTCGCCACAAATTCGCTGCCGACCGTGTTTGCGTTTGCGCCGATCAGCGTGAAGTTGGTATTGCCGATTTCTGAGATGACGCATCGGTCGCCTTCCGCAAGAGCGGTCACGGCCTTTTCGGTCAGTGTGGCGGCGTACTCCAATCCGCCGATCCGCGATGCCTTCCCGGTCCCGGAGCCGGTGCCGGTCGCCTTGAACTCCTCGCCTACGGTGTTTGCCGCAGCGCCGATCAGCGTAAAATTAGTGGAGCCCACTTCCTCGATCCTGTAGAACCTGCCGACCGTAAATCTCCCCGCATCAACATTGGTCGAGCATCCCTGCGGCTCGCTTCCTCCGCGAACCAGCTTGAGGTATGCGCCGGTGTACCGCGAGGCGGTGACGGTTCGTTCGCCCCGCGCTTTGCCGATCAGTTGCGCTGAACCGGTGCCGCTTCCTACCCCGGTCGCCACGAACTCTACCCCGACCACATTTTGCCATGCGCCGATTGACGGCCAGTTTGTATCCCCGCCGCCGATCCCATCATTGATCGACAGGATTTTGTATGCCTGTCCGGATACCGTCGCGTTAGCCGCAACGCTGGACACGCCGATGATTTTGGCGGCGGTGCTTGGATCGTCCGGCGCGTCACCGTCACCTATACCTGCCGGCGCGATGAAGAGTGCCGGCGCTCGTTGCAGTTGCGTCTCTATCGTGATCGCGTTATTGTCACGCAAGGCCGGAAGCGTGGAGAAAACAACCGTCTCAAAATCATCGGGCGGAGCTTCGTCCTGGTACTCGATATACGTTTGCCATTCGTCCGAGTCGAGCATCATAGGGACCGGCGTTGCATCCGCGTTCAGCTTGCGAGCATACCACCGCACGGTCTTGGTATCGGTAACGGAGATCGGTCCGGTGTATTCCGTGGTTGGTGCAGAGCCATCCGTCGAATAGTAGATGGTCGAGTTCTCGGTGTTGCAGGCAAGCGTCAACGCCTTCGCGGCCTTGTTCCATGTCGCCTTGCCGCGACCAACCTTGACCGCGATATACCAGAGCGCCGTGCCAAGCAGGAAGCCATAGCGATAGGCGCACACCGACAGATTGCCAGAGGTGAACTTGCCGACCTCTCCGGGGATGAACGGATCTCCAGCGAAGGCGGTGCCGACCTTCGTTACTTCCGGGAAGGTGTAGCGCGTCTGCCCTGTCCGAAGTAGCGGATGTGCCAGCGGGGCCAGTGTGACTTTGCCCGTCCCGCTTCCCGCTCCGGTGGCGACAAACTCCGCTCCAGTGGTGGCGGGATTCGGCCCACCCCAACCGGACCAGTCGGCTGTGCTGCCAACCTTGGTGATCTTGTACCGCTTCTGGTTCACGGTCGAGGTAACCGCAATTTCGTTCCGGTCGATGGGAAGCGACCAGAGAAATGCCACTCCGCCCGTGTCGGTGTAGACTGGTGCGGATGGTGCGAATTTTGCCATAGACCGCGAGGACAGGAGTAGGCCAGGGTTCGCAACGTATCCGGGAAGCGCCTTCTCCTCGTCGGTCGCGTCGGCATCCGGAACGGTGTCGAGAATTATCGTCCGGACGCTTGCCGCCAGCGCCGCGCCGGTTGCGTCATCCCATTGGAATGGAGCGACGCAAGGCGTTGCAATGGCCATATCCGTCTGATCGTAAAATGGCGGCTCGCGGTCAATCCTCCCGGAGATGGTAATAACCGGCGCGTCGTGCGCCTTTGGCTCGGAGTAGAACGGCTCCACCGGCACGATCACTTTGCGGTCAGTGAAGAATGGCTCGCCCTTGCATGGCGTGTACGCGCCGGGGAGCATGGGCAAAACGTCCTCGCCCGACCGCAAGCAGATGTCAGCCGTTTTTGGTTCGCGCGGATTGAGGGGATTCAGGCTCATATCTTGAAGTATTTCGCGGTAAAGTTCGCGCCTGTCTGCTCGAAGTTCGGACTCGCCGAAAGGTTGACGAGGTGCTGAACCGCCTTGAGCGTGACGGTGCCGCCCGTGCCGTCCGCAGTCGCCTGCGCGAGCGCGAAGGATCCACCGCCACCGCCCGTGCCGCCAAGACGCACGGTCGCCCACTTCGTTCCCGTCCCTGGCTCTTTCCAGAGAATTTGCGCAAGCCCAGAATCGGCGCTGGCAAGCATCTCGATTGACCCCTCCTTGACCGTCGCGAATACATGAGCTTCATTCGTGACGTCCACCTTGCAAGGATAGATCCCCGCGACCGCGAATGAGCCGATAGCCTCCGCGTTGTTTTCTACCGAAAACATAGCAAGCGCGAATCTGTCCGCGTGATTAGCCACGGTCGGTACCACGGCCTTGAATAGCCGATCGTTTGCGGAGAACGTCTGCACCGTGTTGGCGTCCGCCGAGTCGCAGGTCGTCACCGGATCGTCAAGACCGACCACGCCATATTGCAGGATCTCCGCGCCGACTTGATTAACGCAGCGGACAATATTTGAATGTGGGAGTCCAGCCTTGAGCGCCTCCGGACCGCTCGTCTGCATGGACTTGAGTTCGCGCACGGCGTCAATGAAGGCGTTGTACGCCGCCGCCGGAATGACGAGCGGCGCGCCTGGCGCTACCTTCCTCAGCGGATCTCCAGCCATGTCAGGTCCCTATCAAAAGCTGTGCGAAATTTGAATAGTTATAAACCTTCTCAAGGTACGCCTCGACCGGAACCTTCTTCGCGCCGGATGTAGCGGCAGGATAAGGAGCGTACACAATCCAAAGGTACTCCCATCCCTTGACGTTCGGGAAGATCATCGTGTCGCCTACCGCGACATTAGTCCGATTTTTTAGGACGCTAAAATTGAAGACAAGTTCCCATACGTTATCGCTGTCGCGCTTCGATCCGGCCGTCCCGTCATATCGCACTTCACCGTTGGCAAAGCCTTTGAAATTCGCATTGTTGACAGTCCCGGTCATGTTCGCCAGCGTGTTTCTGTATGCGTCAGAGACGCATGCGTCCGAAAGATATTTGGTAATTTTGAAATTGAAGACGCCGGAAACAATGTCAACGCCCTCGATTTCCTCAACGCCCTGATTATTTCGGTAGCCGATCGCGTTCGCGTATTTTGAGACGTTCGCCGTCACGTTCGCGACTGAGTTTGCCGCAACCGTCGCGATGGATTGCGTGATGTGTTTCGTGCCGCCGCCCGTGTCAAAGGAGAACACTCCATCCGGCCCGCCGCCCGTCCCGCCCTGCGGCAGGAGATAGGTGATCGTCGAAGTCCATACGCAGGCGTTCGCGTTGCCCTCTTCGACGTGCGTTGGCTCGACGGTCGCATTGCGCTTGGTAAGATAGGGGAAGATTCCCGACCCGCCGAAGGTGTTCGGCGCGCCGTTCCAGGCGGCGGCGAGCGCGACGGACTCATCATCCGTCCCGCGCACGATGTAGATTTTCTCGTGCTGCGGGCTTGAGCCGATAGTGGTAGTGCGAGATAGAACAAATTCGGTTACGACGTTTGGCATTGATGCTCCTAATTGAACGCGAGCTTGGCGGCAACGTTTTCAAGCGTGGTGATGGTTTTCTTTGTGTTGTCGGCTGTCGCTTTTGTGTTCTCCGCGGTCTGTTCCGCGGCATCGGTTCCGCCGACAACTTGCATTACGCCTTCTCCACCAAACTGTCCGAGTACCGTGCTCGACGCCCGCGCCGTTGCTTCGCCTACCGCGTCACCGATGGAGTCGAAGTCGAGGGCTTGCGCGATGTCGAAGATCCTCCCCTTTGTCCGCGCCTCTTTATCGGTCATGCCGCTGATCTGCGCTCCGGCCAAGAACGTTTCACTCTCGACGGACGCCAGCGACTTCCGCAAGACGTCGATGTCATTCGCGAAGCGATCAACGCCGATCGCGGCCATAGGCTCCGCCGTCTCTTCCGCCTGCCGTTGCTGCTCAAGAAGAGTTCGCCCGGAGACGAAGGCATTGATCGCCTCGAGGTTCGACCCGAGGGCCAGGGACGCCTTCGCGAATAGTTGCTGCATCGGGTCTAGCGGCGCGAGCAATTTCTCCATGGCGGTCTTGTCCGGGCCTTTCTGCTTGCCGGTGTATATCTTCACGCCGCGCTTCGCATCTTCTTGCGCGTCGGCCTTATTGAGCTCGTCCATCCGCCTCTTCGTCTCGGCGAGCGTCTTGTTATACTCCGCGAGCCACGCGAGTCCGGAGAGATCCGCCTTCATCTTTTTCATGGCATCGGAGATGTCGAGGCTGGACTTGATCTCATCGCCGAGCCTCTTGAACACGACTCCAAGGGCGCGGGCGGCCACGCCGGACGGATCGAACGCCAAGGACAGGCGCATCATCGCGGCGAATATCTTGTCGACCATCTTCTGGAATAGTCCCAGGATTTCCCCCGTGATCTGCAGCGCGACGACCTTCATCCCTTGCAACGCGATCTTAAACGCGAGCGATATATCCCCGGCCGCTAGCGCATCTTTGATCGCGCCGAACGTCGTCTTGACCGTGTCGAGGATCGAGGTGAACGTCTGCTTGATCGCGGAGCCGACCCTGTCGAACGTCTTGGGGAACGTATTCCAAAGGATCATAAAGCCAGCGAACGCCTCGACAGCAGCAGCTACTGCCCCGACAACGACGAGGAAGCCGACGGCGAGGACCGGGAGCAGCGGGACAATCGCGGAGATCGCGGCGGATACTCCAGCGAACACGAAGCCTAGTCCGCCGACGATCGCACCAAACGCCGTGATCACCGACCCCGCAGCGAAGACTGCCGCTCCGATCTTGGCGATCGTCGCCACGAGCTCCGGGTTCTCCTGCGCCCACTTGATTACTTGCGCGATGATCTTCGCCAGTTCATTCCCGAGCTTCGTGATCTCCGGCGCGATTGCCGCCCCTAACGAGATGCTCAGAAAATTCAGCGTCGCGCCAACGCGGTCCCAAGAATCCCCGAGCTCGTCCGCCGCCTTCGCCATCTCATCGGTCATGACGAGCCCGAGGTCAACGGCTTCCTGCCGGAGCTTCGCCATATCCGAGATTAGTGGGAGGATCTTCGTGCCGCTCTTGCCGAACAGGTCGAGCGCGGCCTGAGTCCGCTTCGTAGGATTCTGAATCGCCGCGACCGCTTCCGCCATGCGCCGGAATTGATCTTCCGGCGCGAGGTCAATGAGGTTCTTAGCCTGTAGCCCGACGAGGGCGAGCGCGTCAGCGGCGGACTTCTCACCGCTCGCCGCGTCCGCGATCGTCTTCTGCATCCTTTTGACGCTGATCTCGACGTCGCCGAACTCCACGTCCGCCAGGCGCGCGGCGAATGCCAGTTCGGATAGGGCTTGTACCGCGAGCCCCGTCCGCTTCTGCATGTTGGCGAGTTCGGTCCCAACCTTCGCAAAGTCCTGCAATCCGCCGACGAACGGAGCGGCCATCGCCGCCCCGACCGCGGTGATGCTCGCGCCCACGGCCGCGACCCCGAGGCCGAACGCCTTGAGCTTCCCCGCCGCCGCGTCGAGTCCTTTGCTGATCTGATCCTTGACGGATAGCTCAACGTAGGCGGAGCCAGCCTTGATCCCTTGTGCGCCAGCCATGCGTTCTCCTTACTTTACTTCGCTCGGGCTGAGCGGAGCCGCGATCTTCGCCGCGCGCTTGAGCGCGTCGAAGTGTTCGATCGGCATCACGATCCATCCCCCGACGTCTTGGAGGACAGGCGCGTCCGTGCCGCCGTCCAGGACGCGCGCGGTCACGACTTGGTTCTTCACAATCTGGAGCGGCTTCCCCGGATGCACGATCGTGTAGACCTGTCGGGTTTTCGGTCCTAGAGTAACATCGCATCCGGCTACGAGAACGACCGAATAGACCGCGATGAAAAAGTATTTTCTCATTTCGTCACCAGCTTTCTATAAAAATCAGCTACGGCTTGAATCTGTTCTACTGTCGCACTGTTCTTGATTCTGTTTGCTAACGCGCTCACTACAACGATATTCCCGCGAACGTAACCGATTGACGGGAGAATCCGATCAATCGATGGAGATCCATCTTCTTGTCTTCCTTTCCCTCTACGAAGGGGAATTCCGAGGACAGGACATGTATTAGGTATCGAAATATCCTTTTCCGAGATGCTGAACTCTAGGCCGAACATTTTCGCCCGCGTCTTCGCGTTCCCGAGTATCCACTTTGCCGGATGGTCCCGGTTCATATTCTCTCTGTATTGCTTGTGTCGATGCGTATTCTTTTTATACCATTCCTTCTGCTTGCGTATGTACTCAGGATTTTTCGCGCGCCGTTTAAAGAACGCTTTGCGCTCTTCTTTTTGGTATGCGTTCTTGACCCGTTGGCACTCTGCATCCTCACACCATGCGTGCGTGCGCGAACGCGGCGTAAATTCTTTCCCACAATGAACGCAAGCCTTCGGTCTAAACCGGCGCATATTATAATCCTAGCTCGCGCAGAAGGTCAGCGTCAGGACGAGCAGGCAAAGGGATTTCAGGCTTCGCATTTCTCACCTCCGTCTCGCATGGATTGTCGGTCCCGAAGATCGTCTTGAAGATCCCGAGAATGACCTGAAGAAGCAGAGCTCCAATAGTTCCCATGGGTTCCCCCCTAGATGTTCTCGTTCGTCTCTGCGGCCGCGTGAACCATAGTGATAGCTTGTACGAGCACGGTCGGCGAAATACGGGCGAGCTTCGGCTCCAGGTCGATGATGAACCTCAAAGCGGCATCGGCGCGAGCGAGTGCGGTATTAGGTGCATTGTTCGGAATCGTCTTCTCCGCATACTTGACTCCGCGCATGATTATTGGGAAATACTTTTCGTAAACTAGCTTCCATTCCGGCTTCTTCTGGAATAATTTGCCGAGAATGAAAACGAGGACCGCGCCGAGAATCGTCACGCCTGCGCTGCTGTTGACGTATGTCAGGATCTGATCGACGATGGACGGCACGGCAGGAGCGGGCGCAACGGCGACGGCGACCGAATCCGCAATCACGGCTTCGACGGCCGACGGCATGAGCGGCGAAAGCTCTTCGGCGAAGAGCGGAACACAAGCGGCCAAGAGCAGGAAAACAAGCAGGATAGTCTTCTTCATTTCTTCTCCTTTTTGCACCAGAGGGCTTTCATCATCCGGAATCCTTCCTTCGTATCCCGGATCACTTCTTCCTTCTTCCGCTTCAGCGGATTAAATTCGTTCGGCTTGAACGGTGTTGCATGCTTCTTTGGATCGCGATTGCAGTTCGCCAAGACTGCCATCTGTGTACTGGCGATTTCCCATTCCATCTTTGTCCGCTCTTCGGCCATGATGATTACTTGCCGGAGAGTGAGCCCTCCGGGATCGACTCCGCAGATTCCGGCGCTTTGCCAGATAAGCCGCTCTGCTTTTCCAGCGAGGCCTCCGCCGCGTCGAGAATCTGATCCAGCTTCGCCTCGACCGCCGCCTCCCGCTTTGTCAGGATCTGCTTCGCCCGGTCGAACGCGCGGGTTAACACGTCGCGCCGGGCCTTCGGGAAAAAGTCAATGATCGCCTGGACGAAAGCCTCCGTAGCGGACGCCAAGGCATCGCCGCCGAGCGCCGATCCGAACGCCTCATCCGTGATCCCGCGCGCGTCCGCCTGCGGCTTGACGATCGCGAACAGCACGTTGCACAGCAGGACCGGATCTCCGGACAAATCGTCGAGGAGCTTTGACCCCGTCTCGACTGCCTCCAGGAGATTGACCCCGCAAAGCGACTTGACGCGCGCGAGCGTCGAGACGTTGACGCTTACGTCCCACGTTCTCCCTTCCGTGTCGGCGAATCCTTTCCCCATGATGCCCTCCCTTTTTTTCTCCAGTCCGTTTTTATCCGCGTACTGACTGATACCAGAAATCCGGCAAGCGATCTTGCGTTACGTTGAGCGCCGGCCGCATGAACGCGCGCTTAGGATACTTGCGCGCCTTGCCTGCGAACCGAAGCGACGGGACGTGCTCCTTCGCAATTCGCTGCGCCCTGCGGACCTGCCTCATGTGCACCAGGCGCGCGTAGCGGAAGCCGTTCCCTTGTACCTCGATCGGTCCGAAGCCTCCAGGCCCTAGCTTCCAGTTCGTTCCGGGAACGGTGATCGGATTTCCCCCGGCGTCCACCTTGACGTTCTTATATTTCTTGGGCGGCTCCGTCCCTCCGAACTCGTGCGTTGATCCGATTTTTCCGATCCAAGACGATGACGGCCCTATTACAACATTGACGCCCTTCTTATCCACGGCGAAGAGGATCGACTTCTTAAGCCTTCCCTTTCGCGATTTCGGCGGCTTCCCGGGCGCTGACGGTGTAGGGGAAATACCGATCGACTGCTTCGCGATTCCCCGAACGTATGCCCCGGCGCGGCGGAGCGCCCAGTCGTTGGCACGATCCGCCGCGCGCAGAACCTTGTCGAATTCTTTTTCGATCCGAAAGGTTGCGGGCATTTCCTCTCCGCTTCAGGTCGCGTCGATCCAGGTCGGAGCGCGCGTCGAGTAAGTCGGCTTCGCGGTCACGTCCACGGTCACGGCTTCCTCCAGCGGTTCGTTCCGAGAGAAGTTCGTGATGACAAAATCGGCATCGAGTCCGGACCCGCTCCCGGCCACATCGTCCAAGAACATCAGGGCGATAGGACCGGCCGCGAACCAAGCATCCTTGATCGCGACAAATCCAAGATCGTCCGTGTCCCAAACCATTTGGAACTCGACGCTGCCCTCCTTGAGAGTCGCGGCAGTCGCGCGCCAGCCGTTGTTACCGCGCGTCGTCACGTCGGCCTCTCCGGTCGAGAGGTTCAGCGTCACGTCCTTGACGTTGTCCATCAGGATGTTTGCCGTGTTGCCGGCAGTTCCATAATACGCCTTGCAATTCATTCCGAGTTTGAAGCCCATCGCTTTCTCCTTTGCTCTATTTATCCCTTGTCCGCTGGAAAGCGGGTTCCAATTTCCCGCTCAGTTCCTTGAGGTCTTGCCGGATCTCCGCGCGCATTTCCTTGAGCTCCTGTCGAAGATCCTTCAGTTCATCCTTCGTCGAGTACGTCACGGCGTTGTAGGCGAAGCCCGCGCCGTATAATCCAAACAACGCAGCGATAGCGGTGACGAGAATGCCACGCGTCCAAGTCGGGAGCGACCGCGAGGACAATTCCTTGAGCTGGTCCTCGTGATTCTTGACGAGCGCCGCGTCGTGATTCATTGCGTTCCATCCTGTCTCGGCATCGGTGTCAGTGTGATAGTCAACGTCGGGTCAACAGATTTCAGAATTCCTAGCGCACGATTCCCTGTCTGAATTTTGATCTTCCTCTGCTCCGTCGCGACGCGAAGCGGGATGAAAAATCGGCTGACGATTTCTCTCGGGAGCTTGTACGCCATCAGGCAATCTCCGCCCGGATCGTCACCTTCGCCGCGAGGTAGTCGGCGCGAGCGGTCGCGGCCTTCGCCTCAATCGCGGCCTTGGCGGTGGGATCTTCCTCCGCTGCCGCTTCGATGTCGTACCCAAGAGCCGCGTGAAGGAACGGATCGGCCTCCGTGATATATCGCGCACGGCGCGTTGCGGCCTTCTCCTCGGCGGTCGGTGCGGGGATCGCTTCCGTAGTGGCAGGACGATGGACCCACTCGCCATCGACCTGAACAGTTTCCCATGTCAGGGCGCGATAACCCTCGGTCGCAGCTTCGATAGTAATAGGCACCGCGCCTATCTCGGCCAGCTTGAAAGAGTTGTCGTAGTCCGTGCCTCCGTAGACTTCGCCATTGACGACGACACGTTCCGAGTAGGACCGGATGATCGTGCCTGTTGCGGGAATGTAGATCGGTAGCATTGTTACTCCTTAATATCCGTACACTTCAAAAATTAGATCGTAAGTGTTGGCAGCAGTCCAAACCTGTGTATTGCCATCACGATAGGCTGCGTTGCCTGCGTGTGACGGCGAGGTATTGTCAACTTGGATAATAACCTTTTCCCATTCATTTACGGAGTGTTCGATGGCGATACAAATACCACCAGCTGATGCAAGGTAAGGCGTCGCGAAAGTGAACTCCACCAATGGGCTGGTGTTGTCTGTCGGCAATGCAGTCGCTGCTATTGCCCCGCTTGTGGCAAGAGGGCTTCCAGTTGCCTTTGCATCTGTGCCTATGGTTCCAGTTGTAGCGAACAAATACGCCGTCACGTTGCCGGTTGGCGTTCCGATTTTTCGCACGGCAAACTTCGCTTTCGTAATGGTCACTGATCTGGCGAGAGTGATGCATTGTCCCCAGTAGTCACTCTCGCCTCCATACCCACTTGCGAGCATACGTTCCAAGCTGCGCGGCCCCGCATAACCATCGATGTAGTTTGGCGCTGTCACCGCGTAAAGCGCGGTGATGTCGTCTGCGCTCAAGGCGCGGTTGTAGATGCGAACATCGTCGATCTGGCCATCGAAAGGCTGATCGCCAGACTGATACCTACATCCGATACGGTTTGACTGTATCCCAGCATCGAACACTTCCGTAGAGTAAGCGACAATATCCGCCACCCCGTTGAGGTAATAGGTGAGTGAGGTTCTCGCCCGATCCATGACGACGGCAACGTGTTGCCATGATCCAGTGGAGATTGCCTGCGTACCTGTTGCAAAGTCAACACTATTGACTCTCGTTAGCTTAATACGTCGTGATGTGCCTCCACTGTCGGCAATCCCGTAACTTGCACCTTGGGCAGAAGCGCATCCGATTATGCCGTGCCAAGCGTCAGTATCAAATGCTGTCGGGTTGATCCAAGCGGCAAAGGTGAAACTCCCCGACGCCATGGCCAACGCGGCGTTGCTAGCAAGAGTCACATGTCGATACGATGCCTTATCGAAGTTGAGTGCGTTGTTAATCTTACCAGCCACCCACGCTGGAGTATTGACCAGTGTTCCCGTGATGGCGTTGCCGCTGGAATCGTATGCAGACGTGCCGCTCGCCTCGTCCAGTTTCCACCAGCCGATGAGGCCGGAGTTGATGTTGAGGGCGGGCATATACTTGGCAATCGTCCGCATCGCCACGCCGTTGCGCTTGGCGAGGTTGTAGAGGTCCAATTTACCGACGGTCTTGGCGTAAGCCATTACTGGATCTCCGACGAATCTGCCTCGGGCGCGAAGATCATCTTGTCGGCATGATAAGCCACGCCGACAATCTGGACTATATCAGTAGTGCCGGACGGCGCAGTCTGGGTGTACGCCCCGCCTGTCGTGCTGGCGAAGATCAATCCGCCCACCGTCCATGCCCAGTCATCATCCCGAACGCGACCGGCGACGAGCATCGAACAGGTCTGATCGGCGCTCTTGCTTTCGAGCGCCATGCGGAGTCCCGGCATGCTCGCCGCCGCGTCCGCGTCCGCAAGCCACCACTTACCGTCGCTCTTGAGGTAGAGAAGGTTCGGGAACGCGACAGACTCCCCGACCGTGGCGCTGTCGAAGATCGCTTGTGTCCCTGCCGAATTATCCGCAGCTGGTTCGTTGAACGTGACTGCGCCACCGCCGCCGCCCGTCCCATTCGCCGCCGCCGTGACGCGCCCCTTCGCGTCTACCGTGATGTTAGCGTTTGTGAATGACCCGACGTTCGACGCGGAGTTCGCGAGCGTCGCGGCTCCGTTTGCCGCAAGAGTTACGTCTCCGGAAACAGAGACTTTGGCCGCTAGGTTCGCCGCGCTTCCGACGTAAATCATCGTGGCGTTGAGGTCTGTTCCGACCGGAGTCCGCGCGTCAGAGAGGCGCGAGTCATTTCCTTGCGCGACGGTATTCGCCGCCGTCCCAAACGGAATCTGCGCGGCGAAGACCTTAGCGCTTCCGTCCAAAGTCGCCGCTCCGTTCGCGCTTCCGGCTCCGTTCGCGAAGGCAGCTCCAGCGTTCGCGTTCGACTGCATCGTCGCGTGATCGTAGGCGAGCTCATGCGCCGCGACCGCGTGCGCGCCGGTCCCGGCCGGATCTGCCCCGACGTCCGTCGCGTCTAGCGTGACGGCCGGACCGGAGTCGCCGTTGACGCTGGTCACGCCGCTCGTCCCCGTGTCCAGGGCGAGCCAGCCATCTCCGGCTGCGTTGAGGTAGTAAATGAAATTGTCCGTCGTCAGGCGGAAGAATATGTTGCGATATTCTTCGCCCGGAGTCGGGAGAACAGCGACCTCTTGCGCGTTGCCGATTTCGTCGGCGTTCACTACCCGGACGTTCATGGAAGAATTATCCCCAGCGCCCGCGAGCCGCACCGACATGAGGTAGTTATTTTCCGGCATGGGATTATCCTTGAGTCTGGAGGTAAGTGAGAGCGACGATCGCCGTGAAGACGAGGAACTCGTCATAATGCTCGCCGCTGAACATCGTCGGAGTTTCCCCGGCAACCCATAGCATATCCGAGACTCCGGTCAATTTTTTGGCGCGGAACAGGAACGTGATTGCTTGACTCAGGTCGATGAGCGCGTCAACGTCCGTAACAGAGTCCGACGCCAGGCGCTGCTGAACCGCGACGTGTACGACGACCCGCTTCGTATCGACCGAGCGCGATAGCCGATCAAACGTAACTGAGTTCGGGATAACGAGCACGTTCACGTCATCGCCCATTTCGTTGACGTTCCGCTTCGGCGCGAAAGCGCGTTCGGCGACGACGTTAGCCGTCACGATCCCGGCGAAGTTCGCGCCGTTGATTTCTGTGACAATCGCATCGCAGAGGTTAGGGATAGTCGAAGCCATGCCTAGTTCCTTAACTTGCAGAAAATCCTGATTTCCATTTCTTCCGAGTCAACGTATTCCCATACCGGCATCATTTCGGACGGGGAAAGCACCGTCCACGTTTTGCCTTCCGCCGAGAACGTATCGCCTCGCTTGGGGACCACTCCAGCATTGTCCGCGGTCTTGGCGACGAACTCTACGAAGCCCGCCCATACCGCCGCCTCTTCTTCCGTCTGCATCCGGTCGCCTGGATTCGATTTGATCGCTGTGAAATTCGCGACCACGTTCCCTTGCGTATAGGACACGGACGACGCGAAAACGTCATAGAACGTCCCGCGCGCTTGACCGGCGATGTCTTCGAACATGGTAGGCATCAGGCGGCTCCGATCATCGCCGCGGACCAGTCCAGCCCGGCGTCGCGCAAAATCTGCTGCGCTTCTTCGCGTTCAACGACCTTGTCGAAGCGGCTCATCCCGGCCCCCATGAAATTCATAAACTTGTCGAACCGGTTGATATTCTCGTTGTTCTTGACGTCCACCATGACGCCAGGAATATCCAAAACACTGAACTTGATCCCGAGCTTCGCGAGGCGATCTTCCGCCGCGCCGTCAAGCCCACGATCAAGGTCAATGTCCCATAGCTTCCACTCAGCCGCGTCCAGGATCGCGCGCGGAAAGAATCTCCCGCAACCGATTGGTCGGTCAGGGCTCCCCATCGAGAACAACCCCATCCGTCCCGTAGCGGTGTCGAGCATCCAGCACGACCGAACCCCGAACGGTGCGACCGCTGTCGCTAAAAGGTCCGCTCCGTTCTGCCAGTATTCGAGGCTTGCGAAATCATCGCTTCCTTGGATGCAAAGCGCATCGACCTTGAGATCCTTCATGTAGTCGAGTCCCTTCTGCCACTTCCTGGTAAGCGGAGAATTCTCCTCAACCGAATACGTCACAAGCCGCCCCTCAATATGAAGATCCCGGAGGAACGGCCGCATCTCGTCAACATCCGTCTCGTCCATGACGACGAGTGTGAGGATGCGCCATCCTCGGAGTTCTTTCGGGATTGAACGCAGCATCGCCTTTGCGATCGCATGGCGTCCACGCATAGCCGTCAGAACTCCGAGGAGGCGCTCACTCATTTTTTCTTCCTTGCTTCAGGTTCACGAATCCATTGCTTGCAATCGAACGTCCACAAGCGCCACGCTCGACCCCGCGCCCTCGATCGCAAATCCGGCGAACCATCGGCCGCTAGACACGTTGGAAAGGTTCGCTTCCGAGTCGCTCCAGAACAGGGATTCGCCCTGGAGGATTGTCACGCCCGTCTTCTTGGGGAAGGTGAACGCGCCAGAGATCACGGCGCTGGCCTTGCGGCCCGCGTCGATGTCGGCCTGAGTGAATGCCCGGATGATGACCGCGATGAACCGCGCAATCCTCACGATCGTATTCGCGGCGATCGGCGACGCGCTCACATAGTCGATCGTGTCCGCCGTTTGCTTCATCGTTGCCGTTGCCATGGTATCTCCTTGTTCTTTTGGTTTTCAGCTCCCATCCGCGAGACTCCTCACGGAAAAACCTGAAGGGGGAGGAGCGGTTTCCCGCCTACCTCCCCCGTTCAGGAGGGAGGATCAGGCTTCGCCCTTCATCTTGACGGCGCCGCGCTTGTCGATCTGGCAAACGCCCACGTCAAGATACCCGCGCCACGCGCGGCCGAGATACTCGCCGCTGACGGGGACTTCCTCGATCGTCGGTGTCTGCACGCCGTTGAGCCATGCGATGCCGAAGGCCGCAACGTCCATCGGATCGCCCCAGAGGTACCACACCTTCGGGGAGCCCTTGAGATACGGGCTCATCACCGGCGCATACTTACCGGCATGGATGTTCGCTTCGCCCTGCTTCGCGGACGAGGTGCCGTCGATGAGGTTGGTGCTCTTGTTGATTTGCTGTGCGACCGCGCTCAGTGCGGGCGGGACAACGAGATACTTGCCCATGACCATGATCGGCTGTCCTTCGGTGTCCACCTGCTCGGCCATCAGCTCTTCAGCCGCGCTGAGAGAATCGATCGAAAGTGCCGTATCAGTGCCGTTGGCATAGTTGAGGTTGCCGGCGCTGAAGAAGCTCCCGGTGTTCGCGAGGACGAGAGTCCAGAACAGGTTCTCGACCATCAGGGCGGAACCGCGACCGAACATCTGCGGGAGCTGGAGGAACGCGCCCAGGTCGTCGTTGATGAGATCCTGCCGGGTCAGGCCGATCATGCGCCCGTAGGTGTCGAGGCTGTAGCGGAAGCTGTCCTCGCCCAGAGTCCCGTGCGTGATCTCGCCCGCGTTCTCGACCTTCTTGAAGACAAGGTCGCCGGTCAGGCGCACGCCCTTGTGCGTCTTGAAATCGTTCGCGGAAAGCGCCTTCGCCAAGAGACGCGCGACGGCGGGAACGGCGTTGTAAGCGGCCAGGAGCGACTTGTTCGCGCTGTCGCTCAGGAGCTCGGTCACGCTGATCGAGCTGAAGGCGGCGGCGATGAAATCGCGCTCGCTCATCCCGTGCTTGATCTGCACGCCGTCGAGACTGGCGGCCAGGGCGAGCACCTCTTTCAGACGCATCCGACGGTAGCGGTCACTCTTGTCAAGCGCGACCTTACCGAACTGCGCTTCGATCGTCTTCTCCGCGACGCCGCACTGCACCATGAAACCGGCCTTCATCGACTGGAGGTCGGCGTTCTTGGTTTCGGCCGTGATCGGCGGCGAGCCGATACCGGCATCCTGCTCCTTGCGGGCCTGCGCGGCCTTGAGGACGTGGAGCTCGGTCTTCTCCGGGCTCCAGCCATCCTTCACAGCCTGCGCCGCGATTTCAGGCGCGGCCTTGCATACGACGTTGATCGACGCGATGCGAGCGGCTTCCGCCCGAATCTTGGCGACCTCGTCGGTCTTCTCGACGACCGGCGCTTCCACTTCCTGTTCCTGCGCGCCCGTCGCCTCGACCTCTTGTTCCTGTTTGGTCTTCGGCATGACGTTCTCCTGTTCGACGTTGATCTTCGCGCCCGCGGCACTCGCCGCGACGGTCGCGCTTGTGCTCCCATCCGCACCGAGCGGAACGAAGCTCACTTCTCCCAGAACCGACTTCCTGGCGATGAGGAGCGGACCGACGAACTCCTGTCCGTTCACCGTCGCCTTCTCTCCCTCCTCCTTGCGGACGACCTTTGTCACGCGCGCGTTGATCGACGCCTGCCACGGGAAGCCTTCGGCCGCGAGCCCCGCGACTTCGCGCCCCGCCGCGGTCGTCTCGCTCACGACGCCCTCGACGTGCATCTTCCCGTCCGCAATGGTGATCTTGTCCGAGTGACCGACGATCTGCGCCGTGTCGTGCCCGCGCAGAATCGGCCGCTGGCGCTTCGGTACGCTCATTCCTTCGAGGTCAACAATGACCGGGAGATACCAGCCGCCGAGCTCCATCATCCCGCCGTTGTAAGCGTTCATCTTGAACCGCTTCGGTTTCTTCTCGTCCTTCCCGGCCGCGATCTCGGCAAGCTCAATCTGCTCGCCGCACTCGATCATGAGGTTCGCCGGTACGTTCTCGGCGAGAACTTCCTTGAGCTTGCGCATGAACTTAGGCATCTTCATTTCCTCCGTTGAATGGCGCTTCGCCGCCGCCTTGACTGTCCGCGTCGAGCGGATGCGTTAGTCCGTTCGCCCGGTACCAATTGACTTCTTCTAGCAGGGCTTCGCGGAATTGCTGGCGGTCCATTCCCTTTTCCATGACGATCTGGCCCACCGTCGCCGTTGAGCTCTTGAGCCGCGTCTCCTCAGCGTTCGCCTGCTTCGCCGGATCGCTATGGCGGACCTCCTCAATCCACAGCCATTCAACCGCGGGCGCGGTGTCGATGTCGTTGAGGTCGATCGCCGGAACTACTCCCGCCGCCATCGCCTCCGCGATCCACGCTTGCCATACGCGGTTCAGGTGGAGCGTCTCGATAAGCTCACGAGCGACCGCACCCTCTTGCGAGAATGAGACGCCATCAAAGCGAGCGCTTGAGAAATTGCTTTTGCTCGAATCCTGAGAAGCGATATTGACCGGCATCGCGGTTGCGGCGCCGGCCGCGCCGATCTGATCGCGCCGGAATTCCGAGGAGTTCTGCGATGGATGCTTGGGATCGATCTGGCGCGGTTCGTAGCCAGGTGGAGGTACCATCATCTGGCCATCTTGGATGTCAAGAACCGTCGTCGGAAGGATTGTCGCGGCGTCGGCTACGGCGTCCTGATTCAGGTTGACGAGCACGGCCGCGAACTTCGCGGCGACGATCGCCGCCGCAATGGTCGCTTCATCGTACCGGCGCATCTTGTGCCATACCGGTAGGCTCGTCGCCATCCACGGTTCCCCGCGATGCTGCACGGGCTCCTCACGGTAAAAAACGTGGATGAGCTTATCGACCGGCACGCGGTCAAAGGATTCGAGCGTAGTCTGGATCGTCTGCGAAGCGTTGTCGGGATCCTCCCTGAGAATGTAATAGGCAATCGGTATTCCGTCCGCGTCTACCTCGACTCCGTTGTCAATCCTCGTCGAGGTCGGCACATCCGTCGGCGTCTTCACGCGGTCCGGGCGAATCGAAAGATACTGAAGCCGGATTGCCCCAGTCTTGGCCGTTCGCGGTACCAGGAAGTATTCCCCGGCGCTGAATAGCTGGCGGCATCCTTGATGAGTCTGAAGCCCGAAGCTTCCGCCTCCCATCATGTCGGCCGTGCGCGCCCACCTCGTAAATAATTTTTCGGCGCGCTTATTCCATTCCGGATTCCCGCCCTCAAGTGACAGGCGCGGCCCTCTGCCAATCACCGAGTTCGCGTAGATTCGCGGCATGCCCTTGGCTATGCCGTTCTGCTTTAGTTCGTAGCGGCAGCGAGAGCGCATCTTCTGGAGGTCGGAGAGAAGCGCCTGGTTGATCCCCGCGTCGCGCGCGAAAGAAAAGTCCATCGTCGGAGAATCTGAGGTCGCCGCATAGAAGGCGGCACTGACCATACTCTTCATCTCGGAAACGGATAATTCCTTCCGCCCGACTGCCGCGTTGAACATTCGCCGGAGCCTGCCCATCAGGCATCCCCTTTCAGGTGGCATCGAGCCATACGCAGCCCTGATCCTGACTGAGCGGCAAGCTTCTGATTCCAATAGGCGAGTTCGTCAATAGCCTGCTTGCGGTCAAATGTGATGGTCCGGCCGTCCGCATAACGGATCGTAACCACTCCGCCAGGGTTGGCGAGGAGCGCTGCCTCAAGCTTGTCGATCATCTCTTGCAGGTCCATCGCGGCCTCCGTTGTAATTATCCTACGATGGAAGTTGACTAAGCGATGTGAGATTCTGCGGGGCGAAACGAACGATACCCCCCATATGCGGGGGGTATTTCAATTTTAAGCGTAGATTTCTGCTATCGGACGGTTTCTTCGCGCGTCGTTATGCGCTTCCCGCAGTGCCGGCACTGCCGCCGCCTGGAGATTGTTCCGTCTTTTCGGCGAGTCGTTTCCTTGACATAAAAATCTGCGCAACCGCACGCCTTGCAGCGCACGCCGCGCGCGTCCGCCTTCACGCCCTGGAGCGCGTCGAGCTCGCTATCATGCGCCACGCGGAATCCCTTCTTGTCTGCCATAGATCATCCCCCCATCCGTGCGAGTACGTCCGCTCCCGCGACAACAAAAGCCCTGTGCCCTTCCGACGAATTTTCCATCCCGCCAAGCGCGCACCCGCACGCGCTCGCCTGTGCCGCGCAAGCAACCACTCCATCCCACCAATGATTCTCTTGATTCTTTGGGTTGCGTGTTTTCCACTCTTCCAGCCGTCGCCCGCGGCCGTGAACCTCGACCCCGTACTCCGCAAGGCAGTGATCGGCAAGCAATCGGTTCTCGGCATACGATTTCCCCGGCAAGGTCAAGCATCCGGCGTCCCCGACCCGCGTTTGCAGTCGATGCTTGCAAAATGATTTCCAGTAATTCACGTCCGCGATAAACGTCCGTATCGCCTTTCGCCCGTGACTCGCAGGGATTCGCCAGTTCAATCCAGTCTTGTCGCCAGGGTTCTTATGGTACTCGGCAAACGGCTTGTCCGAAGCGCCCACACCACGCGACCGCCACGGCATGACGTTCGGCCATGATGCGGCGCGGCAGAAATCCAGTACCACGTCATAGGCCGATCCGTCATTCGCGTCGATGCAAAGCCGCTCAATTTTCAGGTCGGCGGCGGTGCCCTTCCATGACCTGGACAAGAGGACGTCAGTCAAATCGCGGAAGGCTTGCGTCCATCGGCCTTCTTTCCCGCCTCCCGGATACTTGCTCTCCAGCGTCGGGTCAACGTCGGCCGAGCGGAAATAAGATTTCATTTGCTCAGGGAAAACCCCGTAGTCAACAACCGCGCCGGTAAAATCATCGCCCCACGCGCAGACAATCCAGAAAAGGGAATTGAGCTGAACGTCGATGAATCCCGTGAGGTGCGTGGCCCATCGCGGGACCTCCCCACGGGCGCGGCCGTCGTAACGGAAAGCCGGGGCGAAGTCGGACTCCAGCGAAAGCTGCCCGGTGTTGGCCGTCGCGTCCGGCGGCTTGGCCTGGTACTCGCAGTCGAAATCCTCACGGCCGAGCTCAATCAGTTTATTGTACGCGTGCTGAATGGCGCTGACCTCGTGCTCAGCGTAGCCGTGCTCCCATGCCACGATGCATCCAGCGTCCATGATCGCGCGCCTCTTGACATAGAGCGCCTGCGCCTTTTCGCGCGCCTCCTCCTTCGATCCCGGAATCGTCTGATCGAAGTTCTCCAGAATCTTCCGGTACTCGCCCAGCCATAAATCGTTCCCGGGCTTGTTCGCCCACTTCTCGACAAACGGGATTTTTATGCAAGACCATGTCCCATGCAATTGCGGATTGCTGAGCTGATCTATCACGTCATTCTTTGCGAGGATCGTCGAGGGAACAACAATAGATATCTGCCGCTTCATTCCGGACAGATTAAGAATTGTCCGCGTGATTATTCTCAATCGTTTCTCGACTTGCGATGCGCTCAGGCAAGATTCATCATCCTGCGGATCGTCAACCACCACAAAATCAGGCCGAGCCTGAGACAGGTCCGGCATCTTGCGCTTGAGGCCACGCAACCGCCCGAGGATTGACCGCGACGCGATCACCACACCGGAGGACGGATACCCCGGGATATTTGGAAAAGCAAGCTCGTTACCCGTCCATTGCATATTAGTCGGAATGCATTCGGCGTCTGGCGTGTCTGTCGTCGGCCGGTAAAGCTGATATTGCAGCCGCTGCGGAATCCCCTCCGAATGCGCAAGAGCCGCGGCAATCTCCGGGAAGTCACCGCCAAGCTTATCATTTGTCTCCCACTCCTTGCGGATTGACTCCAGCAATTCCTCAGCCGCTGGATGGTCTGCGCCCACAAACAAAATGAATTTCCGCAATCCATACGCCGACGCAAAAAGAACGGTTCCCTCAGCGAGCACCGTCTTGCCGAACTCCCGATAAACGATGTCAAGGAACTTTCCGCCCGTCTCTACCGCAGACTGAAGATGCGCAATAATCTTTTTGTGCCCAGACGAAAACGGCTTCGGATATGACTCGTGAAGGTACTCCCGAAAGAACGCTTCCATGTCCGCGCGGCACTTCGCTTTTAGTGCGGAATCCTTTGGCTCCGGAATCGGATCCAAAATCCTGAACTTGTTCACGGCCTTTCGATGCGTCTTCAGATTGTCTTGCGAGTGTTTTGTTTTTTGCGCAGCCGTCATATTCTGACGGTCCTTCTGCTTCGCCATCCGCTTATGGTCGCGGCGCTGAGCATCGGTGAGCCGGCGCTTGCTTCCCCCCTTA